TAAAAATTATTTGTAGTGCCATCCGAGAGTTGTTTCACATCTTCTTTGTTGATGTCTTTTTGCTTCTTGTTCAAATCCATCAACTTGTCATTCACGTCAGACACGTTTTTGATTAGTCCAGATAATACTTCGTATGCGCGAGGATGCTCGCTCTCACGAGCAACCTCTATCATATTTTCGAGAGCGTCTTTGCCCTTTTCGATAAGTTCATACAAAGTTTCTCTAGAGTAGTCATAGTCATTGTTTACATTCTTATTTTCATTATCAGACATTGTTTTCTCTTAGTGTGAAGCATACCCCGCAGGAATAGGATATTCTAGATCAGAGTCGGTTTGTATTTTAAACCCGAAATCAATTGAACTATTGAGTTGCGGTACACCATTCGAGTCATGCGCTTCCTTACCGAATAGAGGTGAGATAAACATTCTTAAATCTCTATCTCTATCCGCTAAGAACATTGCTCCTGGTCGACCGAAACCATAAACTGAACTTCCTAGGACTGCACCTTGTAGTGGAGCATTTGCCGAATCGTGTGCTGGATTATATGAAGAACCAAACCCTGCAGGATTCCGGAAAAATGCTGAGTCTCCTGGTTCAGCGTCATACCAAGTTCCGTTTCTACCCAAGAACAATCTAGTTTGACCATTCACGTCTGGCACACCGTTATAGGCGAACATTAACGTATCGCCAACTTGTGTGTGATCACCTTCATCCGAATCATTGATACTTCCTTGGAAATTAAATCTAGGAAATCCTGCTGGAGCTCCGGATGCTCTCCTTTTGTTAAATGAAGTGACTAATTCGAATGAACGTAGATAAAATCCAAAAACTTCGAAACCACTTTGCCCATATGCCGGAGTAACCGTACCATCATGCCATTCACGATTCCTAGGGAAATCTTTCCTAGCAAAAAGAATTTCAACATCAGCACCAGTTTTGTCTTTGTATTGCCCTGTAGTTGAACCACCTTCAAAGTTGTCAGTGATCGGAGTTTGAACCATATTCCATGCTACAGGATTATTACCATTCGAATCAACCGATGTCGGCATCTTCGTAATTTTCATTTCCCAGTAATACTTACCATCATTCTTAATCGCTGTAGACATTAATGATTCTGCACCACGACCAACCAATCTATTACCACGGATTTCTGCGAAACTGGTTCCTGGTCTTGTGCCACCTTCGATAGAATCTTGATAGTAGTTTAACCCACCTGTATGCCCTTTAGGCATTTCGATTCTTCCTATAGTCGCGAACCCAGAAATATTTTGGAATCCTAAAAACTCTAGTGTGGATTGACTTGGTCCAACATGATCACTATCTCTTAGAGTAAATCTATGAGTGTGTTCCATAGTTCTCAAATTAACTTGATCCGCAGGTTCGAAATCTTGTAACTCTTGAGTTTTTGAAGCGATTGTCAAATCATTGTTAAATACCAAAGGTCTTGACAATGCTGGGAAGTTTCTCTCGACAGTTCTTAAGAGAGTCGTTTGTGAAAATGAAAGCAAGGAGTTTGGGTCATCTGGATTAGCAATATTATTTCCAATGTGATGTCCAGCGACATATGCCATGGAGACAACTTGCTGTTTCCCTGTTCTAGTATCTTTAATAAATGGCATATCTTATCTCCTTAAACTAACTTCGTGTTAGTGACTGTAACTAAATGCCCTGCCACTAGAGGAGTTGCTAAAGTCACTTGTGGGTTTACGTTAGTTGCTTGCAATGTATAATCGACTGTATCTTGAAGTAGCATACCATTCAGATATACCTGACAAGATGCTGAGTCATAATTTAGAGTCGATCCATTATCGTCAGCACCTGTAAATATGACTTGCTGATTTGTTGAAGTGTAGTAGAACTTGTCTATCTGAACACTCACATTGATTACTGCTCGGGCATTAACGTATGCCGAGTCAATCAATTGAATCGCTTCCGCAGAATCAAGATAGTCACCTTCTACGATTGTTAGTCTGCCATCTAGGTCAGTGAAATTGCCATCCATCTCAGCATAGGTGAGCTCACTACCTTTGGCACCTCTTAATGTTATTGTCATTTTTTTCTCCTAATAATGAGCTTACACCCCACCACCAGTATAAGTAATATCCGTGTTAAATCCGAAGTCACTATCTGCCATACCAAACGCTGTGACTGGATCGGGAGTTACAGTAACTGTTTCCAGTTGAACATCAGAATCTGCACCACCTGCTTGCATTTGGAAAACATTAGCAATAGAAGTGCGAATAATATCTTTTCTTTGTATTGCGCCATAGAACTGTATTTTCATTTCGAATGTGAGAGTGTATATAATAGTTCTTCTTTGTTCTAATGGCCCATCATAATCATCTTGAAAAGTTACACTCTGAATAATAATTGGTATATCTTCCGTAAAATCTGGATGCTCTGATGCAAATGGTTTAATCGTTAATGTGTACTGCGGATTAAACGTAGGAAGAATCTGTTCTACGATTTGCAACGCATCATCCTGACTCTTTGCAAAAATATTAAGTTGAAATCCAATATTGTAAGGAACAGGTGAAAAAAACTTTTGTCTATTACTTACAGCATTTCCTGGAGAATTGAAATTACTCACTTTCGTCAACTGTCTCGTTTGATCATAACCTATATCAACAATTTCAAAAGACATGCGAGGAAGTTTAATTGCAACTCTCGTATCATCTTCAAGACTTGGATTTTCTCTTATCCTTTCTAAATACTTTGCTCTTGGTGCATATGCGAGCGGAACCTTCATCTGATTCAATACACCACCGGATGCATTTTTACGAATCACATATATGTTATTAAACATTCTACCGAAAATAGAAACTGCTTTTCTAATTTTTTCGTGATAGAAATAAGTTCCAAACATTAGTTATTCTCCGGATCGCCGAATGGGTTATCCTCAGTAAAGTCGAGGAAGTCATCAACAAATGGTTGAGAGAACACATCATTCATTTCTGTTTCTGACATTTTATTTTGTTCTTCTACACTAATTACATCTAGTCCTGTAGTATGATTCAACGTTTTATTTATTAGTTGTACACCACCAATAAATGTGTGATAATTTCCGTCATCAGCACCAACATGAGCGAGAGAAACATATCTCGCTGAATCAAGTGCCGAGTCTTTTGTATACCACTGAACCTCCCCTTGAATCTTAATACCGCTCGAGAAAGTTTGCTCCACTATGTTTCCAAGATTATAAGTGCTATCTCTCGCGGTGTTGCCGCCTACAAACCTGACTCCTGGAGCAGAATCATAACCACATCCAGAGTCTGTAATTACAACTCTATTGACCTTACCAGTAGAACTGTCTATAAACGCATCTGCTTTCGCAACTTTAAAATCGAAGTGGTGATATAAAATAGTTGGTTCATTTTCATAAGTCTCACCTGCTGAGTCAGGAACCCAAGATGACCAGAAAGTAGAAAACGCACTCTTTGTAGAATCTACTGTAAATTGATAGTTATCAAATCTACCACTAAATGATCTATCTAAATTGGAGTCGACTATAAGTGATCCGTTTTTCAACATAAGAGGAAATGGTACATCTTCTCCTATAGTATTTTTTCCAGCATATATGCTATCGCCAGCGTCATATATGTAATGATTACCAGCAGCAATATTCATATAATTACTGTCGATATTTGAATCTACATTAATTCTTAAGTTAGAATTATTTGTTTCTATTTTTATAAAATGCCAGTTATTTCTAGTGATGGCATTATTATTACGATGAACTTGTAAATCGTATAGTTGTCCTGAATCTTTGTTCGTAGCATTTACATAATGACTAAAACCTATTTTCAAATCGCTGTCCACGAAAACTCTAAAATCGTCTGAGTAAAGTAGTGTAGAGGTTCCGGAGTTTGAGTCAAGTTTAATCCAGAAGGATTGCATTACATATTTGTTCTGACCATAGTTGTCAGGTAAAACTCCCATGGTGCTTGTCGCTACCGAATCATGTAAAAGAGAACCACAACCAAATTTAAAATCTACACTATCGAGTGCTGCGTATGCTGTACTATCAAATGGTGGTGGATCTATTATCACTGTAGGATTCAGTGTATAATATCTTCCTGAATCTGTAATTGATATTGATGATACTTTTCCCATTATGTAATACTCGCTGTTCCAGTTGCATTTTTAGGTGCTAAGAGTTTGACTCTATATTGATAAGCATAATCTCTTTCTAATTGATCAACCTCTTGAGTGCCAGTATCCATATCCTCACCAGTATATTCGAACAGTGTACAGCGCATTTTGTACACTGGTACATTTTCAATTTGATAGAAAGGTTGCTCATGCTCAACATGATTTATTTGAAAGTATGATTTACTCAGTGGTAAATAAATCACATCTCCTTCATTCGGTCTGTCATTAGATAAATCGTTATCACCTTTTTCTACAATGTTAGTCCATCTTGTTTTAGATACTACAAAGGTCGCTTCATCACGAATCTCTACACCAAACCTCGTGAATAAATCTCCCTCACCATCAAACCCCTGTTCGTTCTCGATATACATTTCTATTTTGTAGGATTTAGAAAACCGTGAAACAGGATCCTCACCAAGTAGGACATCTTCATTTACGAGTTCTCTCGGTAAATAATAAACGTCTTGCCCATAAATCTTCAGTGCCTCAATTACGAGTTCTTCGTATAAGTTGATTTCTGATCTAACTTTTTCTGAGAAATACAGGTTTCTTGCCATTATATTATCCTACAAAGAAGTCGGCAGGGAATTCAAATTCTGTTCTGATCCGTTCTCTTAGTCTTTCGATCTCTTGTGTTGCATCGTCATAGATCTGCCTCCCATTAAAAGTTACACCACCAGGAAGCATAACACCTTCGAATTTTATGAGGTTCGCACCCCATTGCTGTTTAATTAACGCTGTTGCATATTCCTTCAACCAGAGGTCGTTATATATTGATGTGTGTGAATCAGGATCTAAGATTGAATAAACTTCTGCAATAATATATTCACCCTCAGGAATATCTCCATCACTCAAGTCTCCGAATATGTATAATCTATTTTGGTGACGTGCCCACTGTACTAATGGGTGACCATTGAGTTTCATATCTAAGAGAGATAGATATTGCTGCATTTGTTCGTAATATGCTAAATCACCTGCAAAATTTTGTAAATCAGCAATGTCATTCAACATCATTTGATATTTGATGTCGAAGAAATTAAATGAACTATTGAATGAATTTGCTATCGGAAACAATCTTGAAACATACAGTACATCTGAGGATACAGTAATATATCCATTCGTAATATCTGTTGCTGTGACTTGGTGTTTAAGGTATGTCCTTACTGTAGCATCAGAATGGTATTCCTGATAATACTGTAATGCTTCGTCTATGCGATCTTCAATTTGATCCTCATCGACGTTTATTTCTAGGACAGGATCACCAAGGCGACGCTTACAATAGTCTATAAGTGTATCTCTAGAATTAGGTGGTGCCATAAAATAGTCTCCGACATTAAAAATTTTCTAAGACTATTTATATGTTTTTGTAATTAAACTATCCCTCAAAAGTTGCGGTTGGTGGTGTAAAGTTGGCAGTGTATCTTGCTAATCCGTGAGTGACTCTCATGTCTTGCATATATCCAATAAAATCGCCACCTAAATTTCCAGAATAGTTACCCCAATATACATTTATTCCTGAACCTGCTACATAACTGGTACTATCAGAATATGTTGTACCTACCTGTGTTCCGTCTACAAACATTTTTGTTGAGGTGCCAGATCTTGCAACCGCAATATGATACCACGTATCTGCTGACAGTGTACCACCAGTGATTCTATTAGAACCTGCAACATGATAATATAATCCTCCATTATAATAAATCACAGGTATATTCTGTGTGCCAGTGTTTCTGCCATCATATATGTTATGAGCACCACTTACAGACGTCATATATACCCAAGCTTCGATTGTAAAATCATTTGTGCCGAAAGCAACGTTTGCTTGATTTGTTTGCAGATAACTATTACTCCCATTAAAATAAAACGAATCAGAGGCAGTAAACTTTCGTTGTGCAGTTGACGCTGTCACTCCAGATGAAGTAATTCTAGCTCCCTTATGAGCATCAAAAAGATCATGTTTATTTGTTAGTGTAAGGACTTCGGTATTTGTAATCGCAGTTAAAGGTGCAGTTGGTGGTGTGAAGTCTGCTGTATAAACTGCAGTACCTTTTACAATTCTCATATCCTGCAAATGCCCTACACCAAAATTAGTAGTAGTTTGTCTACTGGTCATCAATCGTAAAGCACTGAATGGATTGTTAAATTGTGCTGCAGCAT